AGCGCCGCGACGAGCGAACGGTGGCGCGGGCTTTCCGTTTCGCCAAGATCGGCTATGGCTGCTTGTATCGCGGCAGCTCGATCGTCGCGGTCTTGTGCTGACGCCAACAATGCGCCATCCCCTTCGGCCCGGACCCCAACATCCTCCCCCGCCGCCAGTATGCGAACCGCACCCACCCGAGCCCCGTACTTCTTGATGAGGTCGTTGGTGATGTTGACGAGGTTCCGGTCGTAGAACGCCTTCATGCCCTCGCCGCCGACGGAGAAGCTCTGCACGTCTACCACGTCCGCGCCAGCGAGCCCCATGTCGAAAGACCGCCCGCCGAAGTCCGCGCCCATGACCGCGACCGCCTGTTCGCGGGTCATGGCGACTTCACCGGAGTTGGACATGCGGACGCCGTTTCCGCTTTCCTCTATGCGGTCGGCTACGCGCGGCTGCTCGGAGAACCCGAAGATGACCTCGGTGCCGTTGCCCATTGGCTGCACCGTCATCTCGCCGCCCACTGCCTGCGACAGATTGTACCGCTCGGCCTGCTGCTCGCCCGTCGTCCACGCGATCTTCTGGTAGCCGTGGTCGGCGGCCCAGCGGATCATCCGCTTCATCACCAGCGCGGGCCACGTCGTCTTGAATGGGGCGTTGGGGACGCCGCCGTTGGTGATAAGGCCTTTGGCGATGTCGAGTTCGCGGCCTGCGAGCTTGCGCGCGTCGAAGGCCGCTTGTAGCTGCTGACGTGCTTCGGCGAACGCAGGGTTCTCCTGCGCTGGACTGTTTGCACCGAAGTCTGGAACCGAGAGGAATGCGCCGCTCGCCCACTCTGCGTTGGGACGCGGGTACGCCTCGCGGAAGATGTTCGGTCGGTCAGCCATCAAGGCCAGTCCGTTCTCCCAATCCTGCTGCGCCAACGGTACGAAGACTTCGCTTGCCGCGTCTTCTTCGCGCAACGCAGCGTCGTACTTCGCCTGTGCAGCCGCAACCACAGCCGGATCGACCTTCGTCTCGTACCCCTGATCGCGACCCTTCTGGTGCCAGTCGCTCTGGACCTCTTCGATGAACAGCACACGGTTGCCGTCCGCGTCGACCTTGTCCATGAACCGGGCGTGAGCGACAACACCCTCGGTGTCCCAGTGGGTCGAGGCGGCGCGGCTGGGGTTGCCCGCTTCGGAGAGCGGCAGAGTAATCAGCAGCTCGCGGTAAGTGTTGTTCTGCGGGTCGGAAGACCAAGATGCGAACTGGGACTGGTTCTCCGCCGCTTCAAGCAAGCGATCTTCTTCCTGTTCGCGGATGGCAGGGGTTGCGCCCAACACGACCTCATCGACCTGAACACCGCCACCGCGCACCAGTTCGAGGATCGCGTCGCGCGTGACCGAGCCTTCGACATCGGCGAGGAAGTCGAGCAGCCCGGTCCACTCAAGCTCTTCTTGCTTGACGCCGGGGGTCTTCTTGAGCGTGGCAGCCCACTGCTGTCCGCTGGCCTTGGCCTGCGCGCTGCGCTCGATCGCGCGCTCCAGCGCCGAATAGAACACCGCGTCCTGCGCGTAGACCTGCGCGCTGGCACGCTTCACGTCGAGCGGGTCGAACACTGTGGCCACGAGGCCCAGCTCCTCGTTGTTGGTCCAGTAGCCGATGTAGCCCGCAGCGTGGATGCGCTTCTCCAGCGCGGTCACGCCGTCGCCCTGTTTAAACCCATCGGGATCGGCGGCCACATCGTACAGCTTGGCGGGGTCGACCCGCGTCTCGTACTGCGCAGTGCCCGGGCCGAACTCGACCTTGTAGCCACCCGGCTGGCGGCTGGCGATCCCGAAGTACGTGCGCGGCAGAGCAGTGCCGATGCGGGCGCGCTCAGCCGGGGAGATGAAGTTGGTCGTGCCCCACAGGGCGGGGTCGGTGCGCTCGATCCCGGCAGGGCCAAAATGATCCAGACGAACCATTCCATCGGCTTCGATCGGGGGCCGGGTGAACCAGAGCGGTACGCCTTGATCGAGGCGCTTGTCGTTGTCGTTGACTGCGGTTACCGAGGGCACGCCGAGCTGCTCGGCGATCTTCGCGAGGCGGTCCGGGTAGCCGAGCATCTCACCTGAGACAACGACCGAGCCGTCCGCGAGGCGCGAGGCGCGGGTCGGGTACAGGCTCTCGCCCCGGAACAGCCTCAGCGGGTCGGGGGTGTTCTCGGCAATGCGTACGCCGTCGCCAAGGTCGACCGCTGCAGGAGCTGCGCTTCCCTGTTGATCTCGCGCATCGGCAGCTCGGTCAGGGACGTCGACGCCCCGCTTCGCCGCGGCTGCGCGGGCTGCTTCGCTGAAACTGGTGCTCTCTGCGTTGATGCCATGGCTACGATACAACCTCTGTTCGAAGTACCACAGGGCCGCCTGCATAGCGCTCGGCGTGATCCCTGCCTGCTGGGCCGCATCGCGGACCAGCGACTTGATGGTAGCACGTTCGGCCTTGCCGCGCAATTGTTCCGCGATCCCCCCGGCAGCGGCGTCCTTGGCCGGAACGTCGAGCAACCGCCCGATCAGGCGGTTGTAGGTCCGGGCCATCCACAGATCGACCGTGACTGCGTCGTGGTCGATGCCTGCGCTGTTGAGTGCGAAGTCGCCGACCTTCGGGCCGAACATGTAGACCCCGAGCTTGCTCTCGGTGAAGTTCATCTCGCTGGGCAGGTACTTCTGCAGGTTGTCGTGGTTCTTGAAGATGCCGCTGGCCTTGCGCATCTCGGCCATCTCGCGGCCCGTGTGCTCGGTGCGCAGCCAGAGCAGCGCTTCCTTGTCGCCCAGCGTGTCGATCAGGTGCTGGAACAGCCGCAGGCCAGAGCCGTGCGACGCCACCCCGAAGTTCTGGCCGTCCGGCTTGGAGAGCGCGAAGCGGCCCGAGTCGTAGTACCCGTCGAACGCGAGCAGCGCGTTCTCCCAATTGCCGATCGGCCCCTGCTGCGGCGAGAGCAGCGCCGCCACCTGCAGGAAGATGTCGCGGTCGATCGGGTGGGCGATGTCGGCCACCTGCTGCGTGACCTGCAGCGCCTCGGAGATGTCGTCGCTGTACCACGCCTCGCCGCTGTCGGGCTGGGCCTTCTGGTCCGCGTACTCGTCGAGCAGCGCGTCAAGCACGATCTGGTAGTCAGCCGGGTCGCTCGGGTCGAGCGCCCGCCCGTACTTGAGCTGGTGACGCAGGTTGAACGCCTGCGCGAGATCGCGGTTGCGCACCACGCGCCCGCCGCGCTCGGCCTCAAGCGGCTGGGACTGGAGCGCTGCCGCCGACTGGTTGAGCACAGTGCTCAGCCGCGAGCCGTCGAGGTTGAAGAAGAACTCGGGGTTGAAGTCGCCCCAATTCGCCTTGCCCGGGCCTTCGAGCAGGCCCTGCCCGTTGGCGAACTGCGCGATGGCTTCCTGCTGCAGCGCGGCGCTCAGCTCGCTGAGTTGCTGGGCGTCGAGCGCCTGCGCAAGCTGGGCCACCAGCGTCGGCTCGCTGTCCGACTGCAGCACTGCATCACTCTGCAGTACCCCGTACTGCTGCAGTGCTGCACGGACCTGATCCGCGTCGAGCTTGCCGCCCCCGGGGATGTCGAGCCCGATGTTGAGGAGCGCACCCTGACCATAGGTCGGTTGGGCGATCTCTCCGCTCTGGACCTTGAGCGGGTACAGCGCGGCCATGTCCTCGGCGCTCTTGCCGAGGCGCCCGCCCATCGTCGCGTAGAAGTCCGCGACCAGCCCGGCGTAGGCTTGGTTCACGTCGTCGGTGAAGCGCCGCGCGGAGCCGATCTCGGTGGCGATGACTTCGCGCACCCGGTCGCGGCTGGCGCGCTTCTCGTCGACCTGCAGCCCGTCGGCCAGCGCCCGCTCGGCATCAGCGGCAAACTCGTCCTTGGCACCCTGCAAGTAGACCTTGGCCTCTTCGATCGACATGTCGTGCGGGTCGATCCGCAGGTGCGGGATCAGCGTCTCGCCCACGCTCGACGGGGCGATGTACGCCGCGAACTGCTCGACCGGGATGCGGACCTGCTCGCCGCGATCGGCCATGGCAGCGATCTCGTCCGGGGTGAGGCCCGTCATCTGGTACGCCGCCTCGGGCTCGATGTTGCCCTGATCGAGCACCGTGCCGAGCTGGAGCGCGTCGACGTAGACGTCGGTCGCCTCGGTCCCTGCCGATGCCTGCTGGATGAACTCGGCGAAGGTCGGCGCGTCGCGTTTGAGCACCTCGCTCGCCGCCGAGAGATTGCCGAGCGCGTTGAGGAAGCGGGCGTTCTCCTCTGCCGGGAGGACGCGCGGGACCGTGCGGCCCATCTTGTTCGCCGCGAACTCGAAGGCGCTGGTGGTCGAGGTGATAGCCCCGGTCCCGACGAGCGTCGCGATCAGGGTCTGGTAGGCCGCGTCCGGGCGCTCGGCGATGAAGTCGCCAAAGGTCTTGCCCTTGTTCGCGTCGATCGCGACCCACGAGTTGAAGTCCTGCCCGATCGTGGCGAGCTGCTCGCCCCCAATTTCAGAAGGGAGCGTCTCGACAAACCGGGTCAAGAACCCCTTACCCGAGCCGATCCCGCCTAGCAGCTTCTCGAACGGCAGTCGCTCTGTGGCGTACTCGATCCCCGCGTCAACGGCGCCGTAGGCCGCAGCACCTTCGAGCGAGAGCCCCTCGTCGCGCCCACGGCGGAACGACTGCCCGCCGACCGGGATCGCGGTGAGCGTCGCGGCGATCTTGGCGCTCTTGCCGAACACGCCGCCGACCAGCGCAGACGCGCTAACCGGAAGGCTTTCGAGCCCGGACTGGAACGCCTTGCCCTCGGCGCTTGCCGTAGTCGGGCGCAGATAGTCGGCGACCTTCTTCCACTGCTCGCTCTTCTCGCGGAAGCGCGTGGTCAGGAAGCCCTCTTCGGCGGGGCCGATCAGCCCCAGCTCGCGAAGCGCAGCCTGCCCCGGGTTGTACTTGTCGGCCAGCGAGGTGACCGCCTCGAACGTGCCCGCCGTACCTGAGAGAGCGCCGGCCACGCCCGCGCCGATGCTCGCCCGGTTCTTGTCGGGGTCGAGATCGCCAGCGCGATACGCCCCGGGGATGTTAGCCCCCATGCGAACCGCAAAATCGTTCGCGTACAGCACGGGGTTGCTGTCGCGCATGAAGCCATAGAGCCGCCCCCAGAACCCCGGCTGGGCCTGCTCCTGCTTGGTGCTGATCGCTTGCGCGGTGTCCGCAAGGCGGCTGGTGTCGGTCTTGCCGATCGCCGCGTTGGCCTCGCTCCGCGCCAGCCAGTTCGCCAGCGCCGGGGAACGGGCGATGTCGTAGCTCGCGGTCTGCTGGTCCACTGTGCGTTTAAACGCCTTCGGATCACCACGCACGATCTCTTCGGGCATCCCGATCGCGCGGGCGCCCTTCTTGACCACGATCGCGTCAGGCGCGTTTAGCGCGTCCGAGGCGATCTGCGCTTCCGCGATCTGCCGCGCCAGCGGGGTGTTCTCCCGCTCGCGCAAAAACTTGTCGAGTTGCTCGCTCATTGATCGCCTGCTGCTTGCGCGGCGGCGTTGTACTCACGCGCCACTGCGTCCTGCGTAGGCTTAACGCCGCGGCGGATCAAGGACTGTTCGATCGCGTTGCGCGAGCTGGCTGGGATAGCCCGGTAAGGCAAGCGGGCACCCGGTCCCAACTCGTACCCCCGGAGCCCGCGCCCGAAGATGCCGGTGCTCTTGGTCGCCGTGGTAGCGAGCATCGACGACGCGATCTGGTTGGCCTCGTCGCTGGTAAGCGGCTTGCCCTTAAGGCGCTCGTCGCGCCTGATCCGGTCGAGCAGTTTGCCACGAAATTTGATGAACTCCTCGGGGTCTTCCTTCTCGTCGATCCCGATTTGCTTGAGCGACGGCTCGACGTACGACAAGACATCCTTAACAGTCTTGACACTGTCGAGCGCCTTGGTGTCGCCCTTCTTGATGCCGGTTACGTCGTCTATGAGCTGCTTGGTCAGCGACCGTCCGAGCGCCGGGGCGTACCGCAAAATCTGGTTCGGATCGGTGATTTCGCCCGCTGCGATCTTGGCGCGCACCTGCCCATACGTCCCGAGGTCCGGGTTGGCGTTCTCTGCCGGCTGCTGCAGCGCGCGGCCAAAGGACATGAGCCCCGGCAGATCGCTGCCCTCGACCCGCGAGCGCACACTCGCAGGCACCTTGCTCCATTCTCCACCTGCCTGCGCGAGCGCGGTGTACGCAGCGTTAATCGTGTCTTCCTTGCGGTTCCGCTCGCTCTCCTCGTGCGCTGAGTACATCGAGCGGATTTGCCGCTCGGCCTCACCCAGCCGCTTCGGGTCGGACGTAAGCCGTGGGTCCGAGCGCGCCTGTTGGAGCATCTCCAGCAGCGAGCCCATCCGCGACCCACCGCCGCCAGCAGAGCCGGTGGTGCTGTGCGATCCGGTGGGGTCGACCGGCTTGCCGTTGATGCGTACCTCATAGTGGACGTGCGGCCCCTTCGAGTTACCCGCACCCGGGGCACCTTGGGCGCCGCCCGACTTGCCTATGATCTGCCCCTGCCGAACCCGCTCGCCGTCAGCCACGCCGAACGCGGAGAGGTGCGCCAGCCGCGTTACGGTCTTGCCGTCGTCCGCGACGATCTCGTAATACTGCCCATAACCGTTCGGATCGTTCTTGCGCCGGGCGACCCCGTCCATCGGCGCGGCCACCGCGGTGCCCGTTGGCACCGAGAGGTCAAGCCCCTTGTGGGTCCGCGTCCCGCGCCACGTGCCGAACGCGCCGCCGATGTTGCCGCGTACTGGCATGATGAGCGGCTGGGGCGCGGCGGCAGCGGCGGTGCGCGTGCTGGCCCCGAGGATTTCGTTGACGACCTGCGTCGTGACCTGCATGTCCTGCGCCTCGCCGATCGCTGCGTCGATCGTCAGGAGCGCCTCGGGGGTGAGGTACTCCTTGTAGAGGTCCATGTACTTCTCCGCCGCCGACACGTCGTTGTCGTCGAGGAACGACTTCATCGCGCCGACCAGACCCGGGGTCAGCGCCTTGCGGGTCAGAGCCTCAATCGCCTCGCCGCTGTTGTTGCCGGTAAGCTGGGCCAGCTCGTAAGTCGCGGCGCGGATCGAGGTGATGGCGTTGCGTGTGACTTCGGGGTCGCCGCCGTTGAGCGCGATCTCGCGGTTGCGGGTCTGGATCAGACCTTCCTTGACCCCGACGCTGTACTCGACAAACTCGTTGCCAGTGTGGCTCTCGACGCGCGAGCGCATCGAAGTCGACATGCCGGTCGCAATCTTGTTGAACGCCTCGCGCTGTGCGTCGTTGCTGAGCCCCGCCGCGATCTGCTGCGCGCGTTCGCCGAACGTGCCGCCATACTCTTCGGCAAGCGACTTGCCATCTGGGCGGAACAGCGCGTCGCCGCCCTTCTTCCGCGTGTAGCCGTCGTCGCCGAAGGTCAGGTCAAGCTCGGCTTCCTTGAGCTGGTTCGCCGCGTCGTCAACCTTGGTCTGGTTGGCGCGCTGCAGCACGTCGAGGTAGATACCCTGCGCCTGCGCGCCTGCGCGCGATACCGCGTCGCCGAACTGCCCAAGCTGCTTCGGGTTGTAGTTTTCGACCTGCGGAGCGTCAACCTTGGGCGTGCCCTGTGTGGTCGGCGATACGCGAAAAGTGTCCAGCTCGCCGGCCACAACTCAATACCCCAACCCTGCGTTGAGCATGCTCGGAACCTTGCGTCCCTTGCCGAAGATGCCGCCCGGCATCCGCTCGTCGTATTCTTGCGGGCTGCTCTCCGGCCACACAGCGGAACTCGAAGCGCCGCTCGCGGGCTTCTTGGCGAACGCCCCTTCCTTGTTGAGCGAGTACCACGAGCTGGCCACCTGCCCCGCCCCCGCGATCAGCGAAGTGAGCCCGGCCATGACCGGGCTAATCGAGGCCGCCGAGGCGCGGGCGCTGTTAGCCTTGGCGCGCTCGTTGCCTGCCTCGATCCGCTGGCCCCACGCGGCGCGCAGGGCGTTTGCGCGCATCGTGTTGGCGTCCACCTCGGTGATGAGGTCAGTGCCCGCGAGGCGGGCCTGCGCCGTAGTGCTGGTCAGGTCGACCCCGCTCGACGCGATGCGCGCGATCTGGGCGCCCTTGGCCTGCGACCCGGCCAGCTTGATCCGGCTCTCTTCGACGATCCCGGCGTGGATCATGTTGCGCGCGTTGCCTTCGGAGATGCGCGCATTGATGTCCGCCATCGTGGCCGCGTACTTGTACCCGCTCTTCTGGCTGGACGCACCGAAGATCGCGCCGACCGTCGAGGTCACCGCGCCGAAGGATTGCGCACCGAGAATGGCGAGGCCGGGGCTACACATCGTCAAATCCCATGTGGAAGCGGTGAAAGGGAAGTCCTCGCCGACCATACGGCAAAGCGGGGTCTATTGTAAAGCCCAGCGCGCTCAGCCAACGTACGCTGGGGGTGTTGCGCGCGTCGACGTGGTTGACCAGCCGGGGGTACCGCTGACGCGCCCAGACGAGGTAGCCTCGCGCGGTGCGCAGCGCTTCGCGGGCGCGGCGGGTCATTAGGTCTGTACCGAGCAGCCACGGGGCCGCGGTATCACTGAGGAGCGTGACAGGCGCCACCCCGAACAGGCAGACCAACCCTTCGGGGGCCACTGCCGCGATCGGGTCAAAGCTCAGCCGTATGCTCATGTCGATCACCCAATCAACCGGCTCAGTGTGGATCGCGTCCAGCTCCTGCCGGTCGAGCAGCCGCAACCCCGCAGCGAGCCTGTCGACATCGCCTAGTTCTGCCGGGTGGAACTCAACCCCCGCCAAGCGCCACGTCCAGCGTCATGGAGACGATCGTCAGGGCGAGTGGGTCGCTCTGCCGGACGCAGACCGCGCCGTCATCGGTCCACGCGCCCTTGGTCACGATCTCGACCTCTCCGGTGTAGAGTGCTGGGGGCGACCCGAGGTTCTCGGTGGTGCGCTGCTTGTGCTCGACCAGCTCGGTGAACGAGGGGCCGGCGAAGATGCCCGAGCTGCGGTAGACCCGGAGGAACGCCGTGTTGACGTTCTTCGGCATCCCCTGCGCGTAGCCCTGCACCTCGATCGCCATGGGCAGCGTCTGGAGGTCCGAGACGTAGCTGAGGCCGAAGGTGATCGTCGTCGCGGTGATACCGTCAGGCAAGGTCAGCACGCCAGCCGTGATGGTCTGCGGATCGACCACGTTGCCGTCCGCGAGGATCGAGACTTCTTCGCCCTCAAGCCAATCAATACCGCTGACCGTGTTGGCCGCTGCGCCCGAGTAGGTGTACCCGCAGTCGACGAAGAACTGGTCGGCCTGATCGACGAAGGCGCGCGGCGCGAAGCGTTCGATGTAGCGCACGGTGTCGCCGTCGATCGTCCGGCGCACTACGAAGTACGTGACGTCGCGGCCTTCCTCGTAGATCGTGGTGGCGTCTTCGAAGTACCCGCGCGTCTCGTGCTGGTGGAACGCGCCGACCTGCTGCTCGGGGATGTAGGTGAACCCGATCAGCTTGCCGCTCGACGAGGCCGCCCAGACGATCGGGAACGGCGCGAGCTGCAGCGTCATCGAGAGGACCGTGTAGTTGTCGAACAGGTGCGGCGCGCGGATGCAGACGTCGCCGCTGATGTACCCGTTGCGGTCGCCATCGTAGCCGAACTCGCGCAGGTGGCCGCCCCGGGCCGCGACGTAGATCAGCGTGTTGCCGACCTTGAGCGGCTTGGTCTGGGCGCAGCCGACGAAGGTCTGCTCCTTGGCGTTGAGCGTCAGCGGGGTGAGCACGTCGCTGAGCCCGCCGTTGATGCGCCAGAGCGCGGCTGGCGTGGCGGCGATCAGATCAGCCATCGGGACCAGATGCAGGATCGCGTTGTTCTCGCGGCTGGCGAGCTTGAACTGGATGCTGTCGTTGTCTTTCGCGGGGATCGAATAGTTGAAGTTGTCCTCGCTCGCGGCGCGCGAGAGTCCGGTGAACTGCGGGCTGTTATCGGTGCCAGCCCAACCGGCGCGCTGGTCGAAGTGCGCCACCGCCCCGGGGTAGTCGCCCACGGCGTCGAAGAGCTGGATGTCGAGCGGCGGTGTCGCGCCGAGGTCTGGCGCGATGTTGTCGTCGCGGTACTCAAGCTGGTCGGTCTGGCCGATGTAGCCGAACAGGCCCGCCGCCTTCTTGTAGACATTGTACCTCACCGCCCCTGTGACTGCGTCCCACGTCAAGGTGTTGTACGCGCCGTCGTCGTAGAGGTTGTTGCTGACCGTCTCAGTCGCGCTCTGCAGGCTCTCGTCCCCGTCGCCAGTCAGCGCGGTGACGACGTAGTCCGTGTCGAACGGGGCGCCGGGGGTGCCGCCCGCGGTCGGGGTGCCGACAAGATTGATCGGCGCTTCGAGCACCGGCCCCTCGGCGAGCGCGAGTAGCTGCCACGTCGTCGCGCCCAGACGGCGCAGCTCGCGGCGCGGGTGGTTGCGGTGCGCCAGCTTCACCACGTCGCCGGACTGCGAATAGGTCACCACGAACAGCTCGGCTTCGAGGTAGGTGTGCGGGACTTCCAGCTCGCCTGTCACCGGTTGGGCGTGCCATTTGGCCGCATCGGTCGCGAACAGCGCCGCCGAGGTGTGGGCTTCCTTGCAGTAGTAGGTCGTGCCTGACCGCAGGACGAAGTCGCCCACCGCGTAGGGGGTGGCGGTAACCCACGCGGCGGCGGCGGGCCACTGCAGCGTCGCGCCCAGCGCGTGGAAGCGGAACGCGCCCACCGCGAACTCGATCACGAGGCTCTGCCCAAAGCCGTAGACGAACGGCAGGGTGCGGGTCACCTTGGTGCTGTCCTTGACCGCGTTGACGAACTGCGTGCCGGGGCGGTTCTCGACCGGACCGTGTGGCTGGACGATGAAGTTCAAGCACTTCGCGAGGCCGGTCTGGTACTTGCCGTCGTCGATCCGCCCGGAGAACTCGGGCGTCACCTCGCCGCCGCCGAACGAGCGGTAGTGATTGCGGAAGTCGCCCATCAGCTACCAGCCCAGAAGGGAAGCTGGTGGCGCTCCTGCCCGCTCTCGATCGTGGTGCTGGCCGGGCCGCCCTGCCGCGCCCGGACCCCTGCCGGGATGTAGCGCGGCGCGGTGTGCCCTTGGTTGGCGTCGATCACCGCTGCTTGCGCCGAGAGCTTGTCCCAGATGTTGCGCATCGCCACCGAAGTCTGCACCCCGGCCTTGCCCTTGATGATCGGCCCCGCGAGATACGAGGCGAGCAGATAGCCGATCGCAGTGACGAACTTGGCCGGGTATTTGGTCGGATCGTAGACCCGGCGCGTGTACCTCAGGCTCAAGTCCTCGTAGTTGGCGAAGAGCACCTGCGTGCCGTTCTCGATGGTGCCCAGCTCGAACTCGATCGTGCGCTGGTCCCACGACAACCACAGCGCGCTGTCGCCGAAGCGGAACTCGCGGGCAACGAGGTAGTCGGCGGGGAGCGAGTACGCGTAAAGGAAAGCGGGGTTGGTCTGGATGGTGTCGCCAAGCCTCGCCGTGGTTACGGTGTTGGAGAAGGCTCGCCAGTCGTGGCTTGACATCGCCTCGTCGCGGGCGATCGGCCAGAATACCGCGCAGTGGTCGGCCTGCGCCGAGCCCTCGGGCGGGTCGATGCTGGACAGTGTGGCGCGATCCCCGAGGAGGGACAGGGCCACGTTGCAGATAGAGACGACACTTGCCATAGCCTGATCCTACGAAAAAGGCGCGCAGCCTGCAAGACCGCGCGCCTAACTCTTTGTCCGGTCCCGCCGCGGGTCAGGCGAACGGATTGTCCTTCTCGCCCTCGTCCTTCTTGTCCTCGTCCTTGGCCGGCTCGGGAAGATTGCCCACCCGGTTCGCGACCTCGTCGGTCAGACGGGCGAGGAGCGACTTGCGGGCGTTGCCCCCGGTTTCGACGTCGATCGCCTTGCGGAGATCGGCGTCGCTAAGTTTGGGAACCGCGTTGAGGATGTCGCCGACCTTGCCCTTGAGCAGCTCGGCGATCGGGTCTTCAGCCTTGGTTTTGGCTTTCGCCTCGACCGACCCGGCTGTGGTGAACCACTTGCCGGTGAAGCCCTCGTCCGCGTAGAACTCGTCGCCCGGTTCACGAAGTACGCCCTCGTGATACCCCCGAGCGTGTGCGATCTTCAGTTCAGTAGCCATCGATCAACCCTCAGATACCATCCGGGTACGCGAAGCGTGCCGGCGGTGTGGTGGTCAGGAAGGCGTTGATCTTGCCCGCGGTGAACGCCGCGACGCCGGTGGTCTGCCGGATGCCTAGGTAGCGTTCGAGCGTGTCGATGACCGGCAGCGCGATCACACAGAGCAGCTTGCCCGCGGTGAGCTGTGCGACCGGGGTGGCGGGCACCGCAGTGAACAGCACGGCCGGACTGGCCATACCGGTGTTGTCGTCTCCGATCACGTCGATCGCCAGCGTCGCCGCGCCGCCCGAAGTCGCCGTGGTCTGCACGGTGACCACGAGGTAGAGCGCGGACAAACCCGGGGTGGCCCCGATACCGCGAAGCGCGGCGCGGAGGTCGATGGTGTCGCCGAGCAGGTAGTTGCCCGCCGCGCCCGTGTTTAGCGCTAGGTCATCGGCGAAAGTGTTGAGGACATCGGCAATCATCGTTCTGGTCCTTAGCTGATGACGGTTTCGGTGGCGAGGAGTGCGTCGCAGCGGCGGACCGGGATGTCGTCGAACGCGAGAACGCGCTTTCCTGCAACGGTGTCCATGGTGAGCGACGCGTTCTTGACCGCGTTGGTGATCTGCTTGCGCAGGAAGGTCCGGGTGCGGCGGTTCATGTACCACGCCAGACGGGTGGACCCGGCAGCGCCCTGCGGGAGCCGCTCGACCGCATCGGTCATCAGGTCGATCAGGTCCGGGCCGCTCGTGGCGTCCTTGACGAGGTCTTCCTGATTGAACTGGATGCGGACCACGTAGCGCCAGTCGCGGACGGACAGGCCGCCAGTCCACTGGTAGTGCGTGCGGTAGGCTTCCATGCGACCGCCAGTCGGTCCGCCCGGGGCGTTCTCGACGGTGACGCGGCCAAGGTCTTCGACCTGAATGCCGGTCGGGATGCCCTTCGGGAAGAACATGTGGACCGTGTTCGGCCCCCAGCCGACCAGCCAGATCGAGGCGTTGTCCGAGGCGTCGGTGCCGGGCTGCAGGACGATGTTGTCCGCCGACTGCGCCGAGAGCGAGTTGAACCGCGCGGCGAGGCCGGTGAACTTGGCTTCGTCGATGAGGTCGTTGCCGTAGAACAGGGTCGAGGCGAACTCTTGGTTCATGCCCTCGACGTAGGCCATGTCCTCGCTCAGGCGCCACGCGTCCTCGTTACCGTTGAGGTCGGCGAGCATCTTGTCGACTTCCGCGTAGGCTTCCATGTTGCCCGCGGTGTCGGTGACCTGAGCGGTCGTGCTCTTGCCCGGGACCACGCCGTAGTTCAGCTTGCGCCACGTCGGAGCGGGAATGCCGGTGCGAACCGTGGTCTTGTGGCCGGTGGGCAGATTGCCCTCGACCCAGACCGCGTCTTCGAGGATTTCGTTCGTGAGGTTGAGAACCTCGGCGACCTTCTGGACCTTGCCGTCCACGCCTTCGCGGTTGGCGAAATCGAGGAGCGTCGGGTGGGTGGTAGCAAGAACGGCCATCGTGATTACCTCTTGGGCTTACTGGTCGGGTGGTCGTAGAACGAACCGGTGGGAGCGCTTGTAGACCCGTTCACAAAGTCGTGTTCACCAGTCGCCTTCCCGACGCGGTAAAACAGGCGGATTACCTCGGGATGATCGCCCAATCCGCTCTGGTTGAGCAGCTCGGTCAGCTCTGGTGTACCGAAGCGATCACGCCCCGCAACCGCGATCGGCAGGTTGGTCGCGAACGCCTTGCCGCCGAACTCGGGATCGGCCTGCGCCTGCTCGCGCCACGCGGCTCGCTGCTCGATGATCTGGTCCGCAAAGGCTTGGTTCTGCTCGGCCTGCAGCTCGACCGCCATGTCGACGAGGCCCTGCGCCTCGGCCTGCGTCAAGTTCTTCGCCTTGGAGAACTCCTTGAGCTTGTCGATCTTCTCCGCGTTGAGCGTGACGCCGTCAGGCGCTTCGAAGTCCGCGTACTCCTCGGGCGCACCCTCGGGTGTCTCTTCCTTCTCGCCCTCGACAACCTCGGCTTCGCCTTCGGGCTTCTCGCCCTCGGGCTTCTCGCCCTCGACAACCTCGGCTTCGCCTTCGACAACCTCGGCTTCGCCTTCGACGACAGTCTCAGAAGTGAGCGGCGCGTCCATCAGGAGCGGCTGCGGGGCTTCTACGGCGGCGGGTGCTTCATCAGCCATTTGCATTTTCCTTCATCATTACAGCGTATTCGTCTGGGGTGAGCTGGGCGGTGAGCCACAGCCCAAGGTTGCGTTGCCCCTCGTTGAAGGCGGTGTGCAGCGCGTCCCCCGCGACGAAAGAGATGCGCTGCACACCCGCCATGTCGAGCAGTTTAAACACTACCCTACGCCCCTGTTCGGTCGACATCACGGTGCGGATGTCGTCTTCGGCGATCGTTCGCCGGATGAGCGCCTTGTTGTCGCGCTCTTCCTGCTGCGCGGCACGCACGTCCGGGTCGATCGAATATGGTCTTCGGGAGGACATTGCGCGTAGCGTAGCACACTACCAACTGGTTGTGTTCACCAGTCAGATTTCGGTGGCGGAAGGCGACTGGTAGCCGCTGAACAGATTGAGGATGTCGGCCCCCGCGTTGTTCTCCGGTGCGCCCCCTGTCTGGACCCCGCCGAGCTTGCCCGCCGCGCCGGCCAGCTTCTCGGCCATCTCAGCCTGCTGCTGCTGCGCGATAGCCTGCGCCCGCTGCTGGCGCACCAGCGCGACCTTGTCGTCGCTGACGATCAGGTCCGGGTCGACGCCGAGCTGGTCCGCGTAGCGCTCGATCGACTTGTCGCCGTCGAACTTGTCGAAGCCGGACGGGTCGCCGCTCGCCTGCGCGAGCATCCCAATGTGGCCCACCAGCCGATCGACCGCGTTGACGTTGACCGCCTTCTGGGCCTGCGCGAGCATCGAGACGAACTCGACCTGCAGCTCCTGTCCGTTCAGCTCCTCAGGGAGCGGCGGCAGGATGCCCGTCTCGACGCAGCGCTGGAACGTCATCGTCACCATCGGGTCGAGCAGCTCGTTGTGCAGGCGCTCCAGCACCGGCCCGAGCATCAGGAGCTTCTCCTCGTGGCGTTCGGCCACCTCGGTCGCGGTCATGTTCTTGTCGGCCTGCGCGATCATCAGGAACATGTCGGCGAAGAACGCCGAGTTGATCCTCTCGCGCACGTCGCGGATGTCTTCGAGCAGGACGTTGGGATCGAGCTTGACGTCGAACGCCGTCCGCACCCCGCCCTGCGGCTGGGCGCTGTCGTAGTACGACACGCCCCCGGGGAGGAAGTCCGCGTTCTGGTTGCGCAGCGCGAGCGGGGCCTGCAGCGGCGGATCGGTCTGGTAGTCGATCACCTTGGCCTTGGCGCGCTGGTTGTGCTGGAGCTGCAGCAGATCGCCAAGCGCGTCCATGCCCGGGCTCGACCCGTAGGTGTCGCCCCACAGCACGTCCCACCGAGGGCCGAGGGCCGGGAAGTCGCGGTAGCCGCCCTCACTGAGCAGGCCGCTCTCCGGCCCATCGCTCTCCTTGGCGTCCCAGTAGCACGACTTGTAGGCCATGTTGTACTTGTCGCGCTTGCCCGGCTCGCGGTTCGTGTTCGGCTGGAGCAGGTGCATCACGCTGATCTCGCGGCTGTAGTTGCCGTTGTCGTACGCGTTGCGCGTGGTGGCCGAGACGCTGTTGTATCCGAACCACTGGATAGCCTGCTCGACCGTGAGCTTGAACTCGCGGCCCAGCTTGTCGACGTAGCCCTCGTGGCTGGTGCCCAGCGCGTACTCGCCCACGGTCATCGTGTTGTGGTGGATGATCCGGTCGAAGTTCGGCTGGACCACGCTGAGCCCGGTGCCAAAGCCGCCCAACTCGCGGTACATGAAGTGCAGCGCGTTGTAGGTGTTGGACTTGCGGAAGATGCGCAGCAGCAGCTTAGTCACGTCGTCGAGCCAGACCTTGACGTTGTGCGTCGCGGCGAGGTCTTCGTCGGGCAGCGAGAGGCGGAACCACGGACGCGCCGGGCTGGTCATGCCCGCCATCATCCCTGCCGAGAGGGTGCGCAGCGCGCGGGTGCCGGCGCTGTCGATGATGTCCTGATTGCGGTCCCCGCCACGGTTGCGGCTGTCGGTGAAGAACCGCGACTGGCGCGGCAGCAGGTTGTTGGCGATCGACTTCCAGTGGCTGTCCCAGCCCTGTTCGCGATCCTTCTTCAGCGTGTTCCAGCGCTGCAGCGCGCGTTTGCGCTCGTCGAGACGGTCCATCTTAGGCGCCCCCGAGCAGCGACGGTCGCCCGCCAAGCATCCCCGCGAGCGACGGTACGCCCTTCGAGCCGGTCAGGAAGGTCGAGCCGATCCCCTTGCCGCTCGCGTTGAGGTTCTTCTGCAGGATCGCAGCGATCCCGGGTTGCTTCTGGTTGGCCCGGTTGTACTGTTCCTCGGACCGCTGGGCGTTGCCCTCAGCGATCTGGACGTTCTGCTTCTGAGCCGCGGCCTGCTGCTTGCTGGCCTTGCTCGCGGTGTAGACTGACGTGCCTGCCCCGAGGACAGCGGCACCAATGATGGCGGAAACGGGATCGCACATAGGTCACCTGTTGTAAGGGTTGTAGCCCCGGCGTTGAGAGGACGCTGTACCACCTCGCTGCAAACCGTGTTCACCGCCTGTGGGGAGCGAGCGCGGGGTGCGGATCAGCGCGAGCATCATCGCGGTGGCCCGGTCAGGCGATCTGCCGATCCGCTTGACGATGTCCTCGCGGCTCTCGACGTAGATCGACGCCCCGCGCAGCGTCCACTTCGCAGAGGTCAGCTCGAGCAAGATGTTGCGGCCCGGGGGCAGCGCTACGCCGTTGTTCGCATCGGGGTCGAGCACCTCGCGCATCCGCCACCACAGCTCGGAGCGCTGGTTGAAGAACGTGAGCCGCCCCGACTTGTCTGTGCCCAGCGCCTTCTCCGAGACGTTGATCCCGAGCACCTGCTGGCCTGCCTGCATCAGGAAGTCGTACGGGCTCGCACCGACGCCGATCACGTCGATATGGATCGGTGCGTGGTCGCGGTTCGAGGCTATCACCATGCCAGCCGTGCTCGGCCCGTCTGGCGTCTCCTTGCCGGGGTACTCGATCAGCTCGTCGAACCACAGGTCGTGGCTCAGGCGCGAAATGACGGTGTCGTCCTCGCCGCCGCGTGCCACGTCGACCCCGAGACTGGCGATCTCGGGCCGCGGCATCCGCGTCTTCCACCGCGCCTGCGCAATCTCGACCCACTTGGTCGGGATGACCTGCCACGGGTCGTCGCTCATCCCGGCCTTGAAGTCGCCGTAGAGCATCTGGCTGCGGAGCGGTTCGGGCAGCGCTTGGAGCGTGGACATGTAGTTGGTCCTTACGAGAAACGGGTTGTCGCCCACCGAACTGGGGACGAAGGTGCGCGACTGCGGCAGGATGATCTCCGCGGCACGCGAGCCGCGGTACTTGGCCGGGTCGAAGTTGTAGACCCACTCGCCGTTCTCGACCACGAAGGGGGTCTTGTCCTGCACTTCCACGTCCTGCGCCTTGCCATCGCGATCGGGGACCGAGGCGAAGATGCGCAGGTCACCCGGCAGGGCGGGGTTGGGGTACTTCTCGTCGAGCCACGGGGCGAAGTAGTCGATCACCCAGCGCCCCTCTGCGGTGGTCGGCGGGTTGAACGTGAGCAGCGACTGCATGGGCTGGTTGGGGTCTGTGGTGCGCGTCCAGCCCATCAGGAACACGACCATGTCGCGCAGGAAGTTCGCCGCCTCGTCGATCCCGAGGAAGTCACGCGCCTGCCCCTGATAGTTCATCTCGTCGCCGAGGTTCGGGGTCGAGCCGAAGCGCACCATGCGATTGTTCGAGAGGCGCCAAATCTTGTCCGACTTGTTGAAGCCATCCGTACCGCCCATGATCTCGGTCATGCGGTTGTAGATGCCCTGCATCTGGGTGGCTTCGCGGCGCAGGATGTAGCTCACGGTGTGCTGGTTGAGCGCCTTGCCGATCATTAGGTCGGTCTTACCCCCGCCCGCTGCGCCCCCGTAGCCGAGCACGTCGGCGGTGCTGTGATACGCCATGGACTGCGGCCCGGGGAGCGGGCGCCATACCGCGTTTACACAGTCCTGCGCCAACAACTCGAACAGCTCTTCCCGCTCCTCGACGGTGAGGTGCGGGAGAAGCTCTTCGACTTCGGGGATGCTGAACGGGTCAGCTTCGAGCATGGCTTACGGCCCGGTGTGCCCTTGGCAGTTGACCCACGCGGTGCCCGTGGTGTTGGCCGTGGTGGTCACCACTTCGAGCAGCGTGTTCGCGGTGCTGCGCAGCGGCGTGTCGAAGTTGAGGTTGATCGGCTGCAGGAAGCCCGCAGTGGGCACGCTGAGCGCGAAGATCACGGTGCCGCCTGCGCCATCGCGGATCGCGATCGGCACGCTCGTGCCGAAGGCCGTTGTGTTGATCTGGCAACTGTCGATGTAGTTGCGCACCGAGGCGCCGGCAGCGGCCTTGATGGTCACCGCGGTCGTGGTGTTCGACAGGATGCCCGTCGCACCGTTCGCGTAGCTCCAGTACGTGCTGCTCAGACCGCGCTGCACGACCAACCCGTTGGTGTCCCCGCGCTGCCGATCAAAGGTCGAGCCATTGAAGACGAAGTTGTGGGTCGCGAGGCGCCCGCTCTGGTTGGTGTCGACCGTGGCGGCTTGGAGAAGGTTACCGGACGCGGCGTCAGCCCCCGAGCCCTGATTGGTGCCCGAGATAACGGTAGCACCCTGCAGGCTCAGCCACAGGTTCGCTCTGTCGCCCTGCGCGACGATAGCCGGGCTGGCGTGCGCCACACCGCCAACCTTGACCGGGTTGCCGCTGTCGACCGCGTCGTGCGCCACGTCGCCCGCGACTGCGCCGACTGTCGAGCCGTCCGCGCTGCGGATGGTGACCTGCACAGGGTCGCCGAACCCGGGCGGCACACCCTGCACGCGGGGCGAGTTGCTGGTCCCGTTCTGGGCGTACGCTGGAGACACACAGGCCGCGAGGGCGAGGATGATCGAGAGGGAGATGATGCGTTTCACGTGGTGTACTCCTAGCTGAAAGGATCAGGGTCTTCGCCCGGCGTGCCCGCCGCGCGTCGGCGTGCAGCAGCGTCGAGCAGCGCAGTGATGCGTGCCGCCGCGGTGGTTTCGTTGAAATCGTTGAGCGGTGCGCCGCCCGGCCCGGACAGCTCGCTCTTGGTGCGGTCCGCGAACTGCTCAGGGCGGGTTGCCTTGAGCAAGGCGAGCATCAGGGTGTCGCTGTACTGGACCTCGGTGATGAAGCGAGCGCTGTCGCCCGAGCCGATCACCTTCTCGCGCTCCACACCTTCGTAGGCGCGGCGCCGGGCTTCCTCGAAGAGCGTGTCGCTGGCGGTGTCGAGTGCGTCGACGTAGCCCTGCGCGAAGGCCGCGTCGTTCTTGCGCCACTGGCGTATCACCTCGTGCGAGCAGCCGATCGCCTCACGCCCACGGCGCTCGATCCCCGTCTGGGCGAGGATGTCGAGGAACATCTGCTTCTCGTCGTCGGTGTATTGCTGGGCCATGCGCGTACCATAGCACGCGGTTCGCGGGGCGTGTTCACCACGCCTTGTCGAGCGGCGCGACCCGGGCTTGGTAGTTCACGATCAGGATCACGTAGCGCTTGCTCACTTCGAACTTCTCGGCCAGCCGTGAGGTCGACCAGTAGCGCACCCCGCGAGGCTTGAAGCGGTCCGCCTCGTACAGGTCGCGGATCATGTCGACCTCGTCGTCCGTGAGCTTGGTCTTCGCGTTGTTCAGGCCGTAGGGCATCAGTCCGCAATCATACGCTTTGGGGCTTTGCCGCCGCGTTCCACGACACCAACGACGGCCTGTTTCTTACTCGCATGGCCGCGCGGCGCAGGCGGGTCGTCGTCCCGATTATTGGCTTTTCGCGGCTTACCGCCAACATAGGTTTCGTCGATTTCGACAAGGCCGGTAAGCATCGAAGCGTCAACGTCGCGCGCCATCGCGGCGCGGACGCGGTGCATCATCGACCAAACAGTCGGCATCCGCATTTCGAGATCACGCGCGGCCTGCGCTGCGGACAGCCCTTTTTTGGCGTTCAACATCAAGGAAATCAGCAGAAACCAGCGTTGCAGGTCGATGTGGCTGTTGTGAAAGATGGTGCCGACGGTCACAGAATAGGACCGCTTGCAAGCCTGACACTGCCAGCGCGCACCGGTCAGAGTGCGCGTCGGGTCGTTCTTGCGAGAGGCCTTGGGGCTGGCGCAGTAAGGGCAAATAGGTCCGTCCGGCCAGCGCACCGTTTCAAGATGTTCGATTGCGGCGGCACCGTCCGGAAACTGGCGGTAGATCGAGACGATGGACTCGGCCATGAGTTTGTGCTTTCTGGCGGTGTCGTGCAACGGCGTTCGCGCCGTGCTGCGATTTCTGACGGGGCCGGGATGTTAGCGCATCCCGGCCTTTGTCGTTCAAGCGTTGTCGATCCGGTCGTGCAAAGCCATCCAGTTCATGCAGTTCTGCTGACAATATTCGCGTGCTTGCTTGTGTTCGACCCAGCCACCGACGTTGCGGCGACGCATCTCGCCACGGTGGTTCAAAAATGGCTCCCCGACGAAGTAAAGCCCTTCGCCATTTTTGACGATGTAGTAGCCGCCATAGTTCGAATGCTGTGTCACCTGATCGAGAGCGCTAAGGGTGCGGATAGCGGTGGTCATGTCATTGCCTTTCTGACGGGCCGGTCAGCAATAGCGCCTTCCGATGCACCCACTTCTAAATGGCTAAATAGCGACTGTCAAGCCCTAAAGTGTAAGGTTGTGCATCAGTCGATCTTCCGCCCAATGTGGAAAGTATGGCAGTGCGCGCAGAGGTACGCGTCTCGCTTGTGTTGGTCCGGCCCACTGTGCTTGCCGCGCGGCTTGCGCCTGCGCCGCTCGATCAGCTTGATGATCTTCAACGCCTCGCGCCGCGATGCGTAGCCCGACTTCCCAGCGCATGCTCCGAGGAACATCGGCGAAGCCACCGTGGGGTCGAACTCTTCACGCACTTCTCAGCTCCTTGATCGCGAAAACAGGCGTTACAGGGTGTTACATGGGCGTTACAGGCTGCAAATCACACATAAACCGCTGATTTCGTTGCCGTGTTACATGTTACATACCAAAACGCCTTTGAAACCCTATATACGTACCTACCGTATTAACACACTAATACACTCTTATGTATCTATATTATATATATAGCATGTAACATGTAACCTAATCGTTTTTTCAACCACTTAGGCGCAAAATCCAGCATGTAACAACGCGCCCCGAGCCTGTAACATGTAACACGATCCTGCAAATCCTGCGAGCAAACCTCAACCCGCGTTGAGCTTTTCCTGCAAACTTTTACGAGAATGGGTCGACCTCATCCTCGTCTTCCTCGACGTACAGCCAGTCACGCTCGACGCGATAAACCCACCCAGCCATCCCCCGACGCCGTTTGCGCAGCGCGCCAAGCGCCACCAGCACCGCTCCGACACGCGCCTGATCGCCCGGTGTGACCTGCGCCAGCCGCTTCCCGATCGCGCCCACAAGAACGTCCGTCGTGCCCCACGTGTAGGGGTTATCGACCGGCACCTTGCCGGTCATCGGGTCTTCTTCGAGCAGCCAGCGCGTCACCGCTGGCCCCCATGCGTCCGCGCTTGAGAACTTCACGTGCTCATCCTTCGCCAATGTCTCTGCCTCTCGCCAGTCGATCCCGCCCGCCTTGAACTTGGCGATCCCCTCGGCCCAGAGCTGATCGCGGTCTGCGGCGATCCTGTCGAGGTCGATCATCGTGCCGGCATCGCCCGCACCGCAGACCCTGAACGGCAGGAAGCGCCGCGAGCCCGTGGGGTCTTTGAGGATGTCCTCGGGGTTGCATGTGCCGTGCAGGATCGCGCGACGTTTAAACGATGTACTGAACTCTTGGTACTTCGGCACCCACGTCTCGACCTGCTTGGTGATGAAGGTCTTGAAGTCCTCGTCGTCGATGTTCCGCACGCGGCTCATCTCACTCATCTCGACCACCAGCACCCCGCGCATCAGTCTGGGCGTGTCCGCGTCGCGATGCCCGACCTTTAGCTCGAGGAACATCGACGACACCGGCGACATCGCCAGCAGCGCCGCGCTCTTGTACTGCCCTTGCGGCCCCTGCCAGATCGTCGCCATGTCGGCCTTGATCCCGGGGACCAGCAGGCGGCCCGCGTGCGCGGTCCAGATGTACCGCCCGACTGACCGGTGGTACTCGTCGTCGTCCGTCTTGAGGTAGTCCGGCAGGAAGCGCTCGATCCGCTCTACACCGTCCCACGCCGGCAGGCGCTCGGCCCACTGCAGCGCGAGGTCGGTCGCGCGCAGCTCGGCGGCCTTGATGACCGCGGGCCTGAGCGTCGCTGGCTGCAACGACTTGAACCCCCGGTTGTCCATCCGCATCGCCACCGAGGCGTAGTCGCTGTCACGCCACGCGCGCCAGTTGTCCGGCTCGCCCTGCGGTGCCCAGACGATCTGGGCCGTGAAGTCGTCGTAGGCGATATGCCTGCCTGCGAGATGCGGGTGCGTGAGGAACTGGACGAAGTTGTAGGTGTTCGCTTCGATCCGCCCCTTGCCATCGGTGATGAACCGGACCTCGGGCTCTTGCTCCTCAACCACCTCGATCGCGGTGCCCGGCTCTGCGGCTGGCTCTTCCTCAACCACCGGGAAGGTCGAGGCGGTGTACCCACAGGCGTGCTCGAACTCGTCGTCGGTCCGCCCCATGCAGTGCGCGTGCAGGCACTTGAAGTGCCCCTGCTGGTAGCCGCGTGTACCAGCGACGTAATACACTGTCTCACTCGGCCCGGAGAACGAGGTGTGCTCGTCGTCGAACGGACAGCGGATGAATATCTCCCCATCGCGGCCCTCGTCGCGCACTTCCCACTCGGCGAGCAGGAACTGTGCCACCGGGTCTTCGAGCCCGGGACGTGGGCTGTCATCGGCGGTAAGCCGGG